TATAAATGCTCGCGCCGAGCCATATCGGAGCTTCGCCCCGCGCGTTCAGGATAACCGGATTCGGATTGACTGACGTGCCGCTACTGTCCGCGTATGTCGCCAACCCCGTCGTCGTGCCGGCCTCATAAGTATAGACTTTCCCGCCCACCAAAGGCTCGCCATTGATGTCGAAGAACTGCATCTTGGGGGCTGGTGTAAGGACCGCCATTATTCACCTATGTTGCATGATACGGTCATAAGGACCGAGGGGATACCGGGATATGGCGGCGCTGCCGCTTCAGCCAGTATTTCTATGTTAGGATTACTTCCAGACCACATGAGTTCAAAATAATCCCCAGTGTTCATTCTTAGCACAAAATTCCACGCGGCAACATAAGCGTCGTTATTGCCCTGCATGGTGATTTTGGTGGCGGAATCAGGGACGTCCGTGCCGTTAATTCGCGCCCATATATAGACAAATTTAGTCGCCGTATTTCGGCTAATTAATTGTAAAGAAAACTGAAAGTTATACGCGCCCGGCCTATCCACATACAGCCTGGACGTTGGCGTTCCAACATACACGCCTGCTGAGATGTCCGTGGCGCTGTAAGTGATAGTCTGCGCGACGTTGGCCGCGACGAGCGGTTGGGACACGCTGCTATGGAACGCGCCAAATCTTAGCGACCCGCTCCCGAGGATCGCAAAGATATTGTAGAGGAACCGATACCACTCACGCGAGATAAGTTCCGTAAACGTGATCGGAACACGCGAGGCGGGGATTTGCGTCGTGTTCTCACGCATTGGTCGGGCTCAAGATTAGCTCCGCGCCAACAATCGCTATCTTGACCGGGTCTGTGCCAGACACCTCATATACGCGGTCACGTATCTTTTGAGTCATGCCCAGCCGCCGCCAAATAACGCGCTTGCCGTATTCGCCGGCCTTACCCATTGATTTCCAATGCTCATTTGACCATGTGTGGCCGCCGTCGTCGGACCATCGCAGCATAACTTGCGGATTACTGCCCTGCCCGTTGGATAGTCCAACGCCCGACTCACAGTCTAGCTGAAGGCTATGCTGCGCCGTTCGTTTGAGGTCGTTTTGTCCGGTAGGAAGCGCCCGCCACGACCGGAGCCACTTCTGGACCGTATTGGCCTCGACATAGACATTCATGTCGTAAGCGTAGAGGACGCCGGCTACATAATCGCCAATGACAATCTCATCGGCAAAGTTCATCTGGCATTGCCCGCGATGCCGCGTGAACTGGTTATTCTCCCAGCCGGCGCGCTCATGCCAGACGCCGGTTGAGACATCATACACCCAGGTCGTGTTAGCAGTCGGAAAGTTCAGCACATAGAAGGCGTGACCGTCCTGCTGGTATGTGTAGGCCACGGCATCGGCAAGCGTCGTGTATTGCTGTATCTGCCACTCGACGGCGTGCGTTGAAATACGCTCGCCCGTGTAGCCTTTGGATTTATAGACGATGCCGTTACCGCGAGCGTCTTTCCCCAGCCAAAACAAGGCGTTATCTAGTTTGGCGACCGAATAGGCCGCCTGACAGCCGATTTCGTTGAACGCGCCTTGAATACGCGCCAACGGAAAGTCGGGAAGACCGGCATTATACCAGACCTCGATGGAGTTGGTTCCAAACAGCCAGACTTCGCGGTGATCAACGATCAGTGTGACGAGATTGTCGGGCGAACCTTCGGCGCTGGCGAAGTCCAACGGGTCGACAGAAGACCCGTCATAGAGGGTAGTCACCCAGAATTTCTGGCTGTTGGGCTGGTTGAAGACAAAATAGCCGTCAATGAACCCAACGCCCACTGCGCCATAAAAGTCAGGGTCTGTGATCTGGGCGAACACATCCGTATTGGCGTTGTAAATATAGCCGGTAGCGCCGTCAGCAATGAACAACTGCGTGCCGTTGTCCACCATATTAACCGGATTGGAACCGGGGACGCCGCCCTTATCCACGAAGTTCCAGTTAGAGTCGATCTGATAAAAACGCGTCCCGGCTACTGCATAAGCGTAGTCGCCAAATGTCCACAGCCCCCGAACAGGACCAGTCGGAAATTGCAGAAGTTCTCGAAGCCCCGGCGCGCGCTGAAGATATGCCGGCTGTTTGCCGCCATCTGATACAATTTCGGGAAAAAGATTGACCATCCTGTTATCCGCAGCGTTGACACTGCGGGCGACGTAGCTGGAGCCAAGGATGGGCGTCTGCATCAAAAATTACCTGCGTAAATGTTATAGCGCTGGCGCGTGCCGACGATGCTGTAAGGTAGCGCCATAATATCATCAGGATTATTGATACGCTTCAGATTGCGCTTGCTATACATGGCAATCCGCTGCACCTGTGCAGATGGCTCAATGCCAAATTCCGGGGCGAGTTCGCAGGCCAGATTGTAGCGCATGGCCCTGAGATAGCCCGGCGGAAACGCGAGCGTCGTGCCAAGATTCGCCGGTTTGGTAAGTTCGTTGACTGAAATGAAATGCCACTCCAAAAGCCGCAACGGCTTTGGGTAGACATACATCTCAATATCAGGATAAGTATTGTTTACAAATATGACTTGTGGGTAGGTGCTGGTCACGGTCTTGACGGCGATGCCGTTATACTGCTGCTGATTAATGAACTTGATGCCGTAAGAGACATTGGTCTGCGGGTCGCGGAAATAGGTCGAGTCATCCAGCAGGACAGGGCGGTTGCCGACAAAGTCTCCCGACGGCCCGAGCGTGCGAAACAGCTCCCCGGACGGCCAGTTAAACACCTGATCTTGCGTGGAAAACACTGCCAAACGCTCGGTATTCCAGCTATCGACCATTTGCTGAAACGCGATAAGCGCGTCGTTTGCGGTCTCGGCGGACGGTGTTTCGCCCTCCGCCAGAACGCCAAGAAGCCGAAGCGAGCCATTTATAAGATGAGCAACGGAAGACGTATTGGTATTAGACGTGGACGGAACGACGACAGGCACATTCAGCGCTGCGTTGAACAGCGCGATCATTTGACCGTCCGTCCAGCTCTGCGACGACTGCGTCAGAACAGCAATAGGATCGCCCGAAGTAATATATTCGGCGGCCCAGAACTCAATCCAGTCGTCCGTATTAGCATCCGCCGGCACAGCCTGAAACAACAGGTTCATGTCGCCTAGCTGAGCCAAAGCGGTAAAATACTGTTGTCGCGTCACGGTCGTCATACGGGCACCTGCACAGCGGCGTCAAAAAGAGTCAACATTTGCGCGGACGTATAGCCCAACGCCAGTTGAATTTGAACATACAACGGATCGCCAACTTGCACTATTTTGGCCGAATTAAACTCTATCCAATCAGGATAGTTTGCGTCAGCCGATACGCCTTGATAGGCTGCGTCCATCTCAGACACATTCGCCAAAGCCGTAAAAAGCTGTTGTTTGGTGACAGTGGTTATCATGCCCAGCCCTTTTCATGGCATAACGCGATATAATCCACTATGCTTATGTAACCTGCTTCACAAAGGGCACGAGCCATTTCGCGGGTCATACGGTTAGTTCCCGAAACATGTATAGTTGAAGACGACGCTATCTGTGCCTGTGCCTAACGTCACTGTAAACGACGTATTACTCTGCGAGCTTATGTAATAGGTTCCTGTATAATTGCTCGCCGGCGTAACTGTGCAGTAAGCGTGGGTTGCGTACGCCGCTGCAAAGGTGATGGTGCAAGCCGTGGGTGTAGCCGTTCCTAGTGTAAACTGTCCGGCGTTATTGCTGCTACCCGCCGTCGCGGCTGGCGGCGATGTCCCGCAAGAACTAATCGTAGGAAGAGACGCTGCCACAACGACACGCGTTGTTGCGCTCAGGGACGTAGCGGCGACATTACCCGAATTGTCTGAAGTAAAAGAAGATACTGTGTATGGCGCAGCCCCCGCGCCGCCGCCTAAAACAACTTGAGTAGCCCCCAAGGCCGCCGAAGACGCCAATGTTGACGAGCCGGAAAAATATGGGACGCCACCCGAAGTGCCTTGCGACAGCCCTGTGCCGCCGCCTGCTACAGCTAAGACGCCGAGATTGGACGATGTGTTTTTCGGCACCCAAGTGGAGCTTGCCTTGACGTAAGTGAGCGTCACTGTGCCGCCAGCATCAATCCAAAATGGATTCTTGCCGGTGCCTATCTGCACAGAGTCCGCAGGGCTAGCGCATCCCGTAATGGTCAATGCAGTAATGCGTTTCAGCGTGCTAATTGTAAATTCGTCGCTGTCGTCGCGGTTACAGGGAAGATTAACTGTGCCGGATGCTAAGTCCGTCACCGGATTAATAAGCAAAAAACTGTATTCGGCTATCGCTGCCGAAGTAAGCGAAAATCCAGTGGTCGGCACGTAATCAAGTAAGTTCCCGTTTATTGAAGGAGGGTCAGAATCCGAAACCCAAAATCCGCTAGATTCAAGATATTTTATTTTTATTGTCTGGTTTGCGGCCAACCGGAACGGATTGGCGCCAATAGATATATTATCGCCCGAACAAGGCGTTAGAGTCACTCTAGTGATTAATTTCAATGTGTTAACAGCAAAAAGAGCGCTGTCGGGGCTTCCACAAGGAAGATTAATAGTCCCTTGAGTCAGTTCTGTTGCTGGCTGTAGCAGAAGATAATTATAAGGGCTTGTCACCGTATTAGCGACATTAAATCCTTCTGAGACAGCCGTGTTTATCCAGCTATCTTTTCCGTAATAGCCTTTACAGTAATCGCCGAGCAAAAGATTACCGTTCGAAACGACGCCTTCAGAACGGATATTTTGACCGCGTATACAATATGACGAAGCCGTTCCGTAATTTACGGGCGTAATGGTGTTTGTGACAGGGTTCACATCTTGAAGCAGTCCGTAGACTTCTACACCAAAGGTCCAGTTTCCTGTAAAATACGTGTAAGCGCCAACAGTGGCGACACTAATAATAGGCGCATAATAACGCTGATTATTAACATAGTTATTGACGCCGGAATACGCCGGGTCGTCTGCATCAACATACGCGCGGCCGCCTGTCTGGCCTAATCGGCATGTAGGGTTGTATATTGTATTGCTGTCAGCAGCTTTTACAAAGTCGAAACAAGCGTTTGTGGCATAAACTTTGATATTTCGAAATTCATTTACTGTCGCGACTTGCGCCGGGAGTGGCGCGGAAGTCCCGTATCGACCAGCTACATAAACTCCATAAGTTGACAGCGCGCCCCAAGCGTCAATATCGCGAAACGTATTGAATATAGTATTGCCGCCTATATTATCCGTGCCGCCGGTGGCGGCGGCCGATATAATGCTCAATACAGAACGAAAACCGGAACCAAAGACTTTGATTCCGCCAATTTCGGTGTCTTGAACTGAAGTTAAGAGAATGGCGTCGCTGGTATTGCCCGCACGCATGGAAAGATTAACATTTATTAATTGCGCTTGCGAGACAAAGCTGTTGCTAGCCTGCCCAACGCAAACACCCACACAAGAAAACGTCGTGCCATTGCTCGCGCCGACAATCTTAACGTGGCTTTTCAAAAGAATAGGTGACGCCAGATAGGCGGTGCCGGACGGGAGATAGAGCGTGCCGCCTCCGGCGGTATTGATATTTGAGATACGCGAATTAATGGCCGCAGTGTCATCGGTCACGCCGTCAAATTTAGCGTTCGGCACACCAAAATAAGACCCGCCAGCGACATTGTCCTGAACACTTACCCAAGACAGATTTCCTGTCGAGGATATGCTGCCAACATCAAACCAAGAGGTGCCAAGTTTTATGCCAATTCCATAAGGATTGGCCGCATTATTCATGCCCCATTGCATCTGTGAATATGTTTGTGACTGCGCTATCTGAGGGATCAGAACCGCAAGAAGAGCGTAAATCAGTCTCATAATCAGCCTTTGGTCTGCGTCCGCGTCTTCGGGTTATAGCATTGTCCGTTGCGGGCGTCATCTCGCATGGGTCATAGTCAGTCCAGCCGTTTTCGCGGTCAGCATCAGCCTCTAAATCCATAGACGCGACTTTAAGACCGTGAACCGGATGGCGCAGATATATTACAGCCATTTTACACCTATGGTAAGGGCCAGGCGGGCCGTAGCCCGCCCGTAAGATTGAATTAAGCGACAGTAAACGTCAGTCTGTAAACTGGGAACGTCACCGTATTAGCAAGCGTTCCAGAAACCGTCGCGCGGATGCGGATACGGTCGCCAGCCGCAACCACTAGATTGGCGGCCGTGCCGTTGAGCGTAAGCGAACGCACAGTATTTGCGGCAAGCCCAGTGCCGCCGGTCGCCTTGGTCGTGTTGACGTCGGTCGCCGCTAGCATAGCTGCCGTTCCCGAGCCAGCCTGACCAAGGTTGGTGATACCAAAAGTGATATAGTTGGTGTCGTTTGCCGTCAGCGCGTCAACGCCCGAGAACAACGCCGATGTCAGCACGCCCGCAGCCGGTGCGATCATAAAAACATCATTTGTGCCTGCGGTAGTAACGGCAATCGTCGCGCCCTGCTGGCTCATGGACAAGCCGCTGGCAATGTTGGACGCAACCTTGGAGGTTGAATCCAGCGTAGTGCCTCCGCTGATCGCTGCGCCTGAAATGGTCGTGCCACTTACAAGCTCAGGATCAGAGAAGGCAACGCCGATAGCTTTCGTATTAGGCATTGCCTTCTCCTGTGATTAGCCGAGACGATACAGCGTCCAAGTGCCGGAACCCGTCTTGCGGGCGCGGAACATCTGCGACGTGCCGGCCGTGGCCACCACAGTCATCAGACCCACCAGCGTCCAGCCAGTATTGGTCGTCAGCGTGATAACGCCGGTGCCCGAACCGTCGACATTCATGACCGAAAAGTCAAACGCATCGCCAACACTAGACGCCGAAGGAATGCCGACTTCGAGAGCAGCAACCGTCGGAAGCTGATACGAAGCCGCCGTGCCGCCCGGCGAGCCAAGCAGGATGCCGTTAAGCACCTGGTTGGCCGTCAGAGTAGCCGACGCGGTCGCCGTAGCCGGGACCGCCGTAGCAAACATCAACGGTTCGTTGAGGTTGCCGGCGCCAAGCTGATAGCCGCCCGTGCCCTGGGAAAGAGGCGGAGTCGGGCCAAACGATTCAAGTGGGTAAGACGCACCCTGCGTAGTAATAGCCATGGTTCATTGCTCCTTAATCTGAGATGAAAGAAGGGGCTTGCGCCCCTCCTATTAGCCCCAAAGACGAACCGCCATCTGCGGACGAATGACGCTGTAGCCATACAGAACGTCAATACGGCAGGGCAGTCGGTCGTTGTTGATGTCATACTGACGGACAACGCGGAGCGAAATACCGTTATGGACCTGGCGCGATGCCATATCGACGCCCTGCGGAAGCAGAAGGTCGGCGGTGGCGAACGCGATGGCGTCCTTGTGGTAGACCAGGTTCTGCGGATACTGCGTCGAAGCAGCGCCGAGGAAGGTCACGGCCTTCCCAGAAACCGGCAGAGCGTCGACCGTAGCCAGAGCCTGCGAAGCCGAATACATCGCCGGGACAGTGACCGAAGCAGTGGTCGACGCGGTAACGTCAGCCAAAGCCACGAACTGATACAGCGAACCAGTCGACTCACGGGTCTGCGGATTAACGGCATAGACATCAGCGATGGTAAACACGTCGCCAGCCTTGATCGTGGTCGTAGTAAGACCTGTCAAAACGACAGTCGTGGAACCTTCAGTTGTGACCGTAGCATTGACCGTAACCGTGCCAGCGCGCGAGCCAGTCGTGAACTGCTTGATTGACTGCGACATATTCAGTTCATCGTAGCCGAGGATGCCTTCGCCAAAAATGCCGCTCTTGAACTGCTTGGCAATAGTGGACACCGGGTTGAACAGGCCCTTCATGCCTTCGATCAGCGCGGCGTTTGCAGCCGGGTTGACCGTCGCATAGCGCGGCGACATGACAGCGGCGTTCTCGTTGAGCTTCTGCTGAGCCTGAAGCAGAACCAACGAGGTAGCCGGGGTCGTGCCCGGCGTGCCGACCGAGTTGCCGATATATTTGAAGGCGTTCGCAACGTCGGCGTCGATGGACGACGCGAGCTGCGAAATACGCGGCTTCAGAACACGTTCGGCGAAATCGTCGAGCTGCATGGTCAGTTCGGCGGTCGTGAAGTTAACGCCGATGTGCTTCTGGCTGGAAACCGCGAGCGTGGTGTACTGCTCGTTGTCGTCCTGCACCTGAAGCGCCGCGCCGTCCGTGACCAGCGCGCGGTCGGGCAGACGGATACGGAGGGTCGAGCCGATCTTCGCGCCTTCAACGGCGAAAGAGTCGTCATACTGGCGGTTGACCGTGCGGGTCAGGACAAGATTATTCTCAAGGATTTCAAGGGCCTTGCGAGTAATCATGTCAATGGTAAGAAGCGAATTAGACATTCCTTATCTCCGATTCTGCGCTTCCCACTTCTTGATCTGTCGCTGACGTTCCGCTTCAATCCATTCCGACGTCGACATTTCTTTTATGGACCGGGGGTCCGTCGTGTCTCGTCTCGGGCCAGAGTTCGACCGGGTTGCCGTGACAGGCGCAAGAGGCGCTGGCGCGGTTGATGTCCTCTTGACCGGCGGATTGTCGACCAGTTTGGCCTCAATCTTACCGATCTCTTTTGCCTGCAAGACGGGCGACAAACGGGATATACGGCTGGCTTCTTTCGGGTTGGAGCCGAGGAAGTAGATTACCTCGGGGCCAATGTCAGAAGCCTGAATAGCCTGAGCCATAACGTCCGTGACGGGTAGATTGGGGTTATACGCGACTTGCTCGAAGTCTTCGTATTTTTCCCTCACTTCCTCTTCACGGTCGCGATAGGACTCAATGATCTCAGCCTGTTGCCTTGCGGCCTCGCGCTGAGCCAACATCTCCCGAGCCTTCTGCTCCGCCAACGCTTCCGCGTATTGCTGAGCCGACTCGAAATCGTTGGGGTCCGCAGGAGGTGCGACAGGTTGTCTGACCTGTTGCTCCGCAAGCCGTTGGGCCTGCTCACGTTCCCATTTCCGCTGTTCTCTTGCAAGGCGCTTGCTTACAATGGCGTCCAGCTCTTCCTGAGTGAACGATTTTGTAGGCTGCTGTTCCTCCGGCGTCTCTACAGCGGTCTCCGGTGCTGCCGTGGCTTCCGGTTCCGGCGCGGGGCTGATCTCCGCTACAGCCTGTTCTTCGTCGCTCAAGGCGATACTCCTTTACCTAGCTATCCGGCTAGTCGGTTTACAAATATTACGCTTTTTCAGCGCGGGCGTCAACAATACCATTTGCAAGGTCTTGAATTTTAAGTGCCAAGGGAAGCGCTTCGTTAGCTATGGCGAGGCCGCCAGCTTTCGTTGCGATGTCCAGCATCTGCAAGAGCTTCTGAAGCTCATCTATAGTAAACATAACCTTCTCCAAGGTATATCTGCCCGGTGGAGAACAGCGCGGGCCGAGCAGACAACCTCCCGCGCCGTTTTAATTACACCCACGGCAGCGTGGGGCGTACAATAACAGGATTTTTAATCTCCTCGATTTTATTATCAAGAAGTGTATTAAGCTCAGCAACTTTGTCAGAGCCCATAGCACTTTCAAGCCAACTAACAACTTGATTTAATGTCAGATCAGCATACGGCGTAAAAGATGTTTCATTAGACAAAGCTATTGATTGCGAGCCATATATTTCAGCAGAACGTATGCCATCAGTCGCCTGACGTCGCCAGTGAATACTAAAAACAACGTCCGAGAAGCCGCTGTGTTCCGGGTAACATTCTAGTTGAGAAATGACCCATTTATATTGGTTGCTCATTGTTTTGCCTTACGCATCGCTGGTGGTGGCAAGAAGATAATATATTGTTCCGTTTACTCTGACCGCAATCTTATTCGTTACTGTTACGTTAGTTATAGCGGCGTCGGTGACGCCAGTTCCTTCACAATAAATAGACGGAATCGTATTTCCCGCGCTCCTGTCAGTTGAATATACTGTTACCGTATCCGCTGGCGTCGCGGTTGGTGCGGTGCCTGTTTCTATAGTAAGACATTGCGTGCCAGTGGTGGGGCTAGTCGTTGTCCCCAAGAGAATATTGCCAGAAATATCAAAACGAACCGTTTCTACGTTATTAATCAAATAGTTGACGTATGATGTGGTGCCTGTAGTCACAAATCTTATCGCGCTATCTACCGAAGACGCGCCTACAGCGGTTACTATAGATTGTATGTTGGAACAATTACGAATAACGCCGCCTGTGTCCGCGCCTCGGAACAAAATAATTCCTAGCGTATCGTTCACCGAAACTGCCGCGCCCGCGCCGCTTGCGGCGCGCGATTTTTGCAGTATGTAATAGGCAGAATTACCGTTCGCCGTTTGATTCCAGACTGTAAGTTGAGGAGTGAAATTAACGGCGGACGTAAAGCTAAAAGTGTCGCCACTAAAGGTCTGTGACCCTGTAAATGTTTGCCCGACGTCTGTTCGCGCGATCGTCGCGTTCGTAGACGGGAACGTCATCGTCGTGCTGTCCGTGCCAGCAAGCGTCAATGTATTATTTGCTGTTAAAGTTTTGCCGTCAGCTATTGTTAGCGTCGATCCGGACGCAGGCGCAGTAATCGCAACCTTATTGATGCTTGTCGCGCTGGCTACGCCAAGAGCGGGCGTTACAAGCGTTGGGCTGTTGCTCATAAATGTCTTAAGTTGCGCCGCAGTCGTCTTTACTGGGCCTACGCCGGCCGTTTGCACGTTCGGCACAATATCTGTCGCGGATACGGCTGCGCCCGCTGCGAGGTTAGAAATGCTGGTATTGGCCATTTTATGCCTCTTGCAACAGGTAGCTGGCGCCGTCTTCCATCATAAGAAAATCGACGTTATTTTCCAAAAGTATGCCGTCAGAGATAGCCGGAGCAATGCTTGTGTCGCCGGATACGAAACTAATAATACCGCCGAGCCCGATGGAGACGGCATTTCGAAGGGCGACACCAAAACTCATCGAATGTTAATCGGTTTACAATAAACCGACCCCCCGGAAGATACTTGGATAGCGCTAACCCGCCAAGGTGAACCCGTACCGGAAGGCACAGTAAACGGAATTGGCGTATTAGCCGGAATTGGAGTAGACGCTGTCGTAGCCGTGACGCCCTCGCCGACAATCACATAACATGCAGTTGTGGCCCATACGACAACGCCTTGCGGGCCCGCCGGCCATGTTGCTGTAGACCCAGCCGTGCCGGTATAAGTGATGGTTCGCCCCGGAAAGTTACCGTCAGCAAGCGGATTCAAAAGTTCCATGTCAGCCTCACGCCAAGAATTTCAATTTATACAGCGTTTTCAGATACAAGCCAACTATCTCGTCGACAATGTTCTGAATGGCCGTATCGTCGCCGAACTCTTCCCGGCCTTTTTCAATCTTTTTCAGCGAATCTTCAAGAAATTCAACGACATTTCCTGTTTTTTCCGCCGAATGGAGCGTAATCGGCCCGATAAGACCATGCCGACCCTGATAGGTTTCTACCAAATCATCCGTCAGGTCGATGACCCTGCTATAAAAGCCGCCCAGAGCCTTGTGTTTGGCATAGGACCGCGTGTTCAGATGCACAGAATGGGTCACATCCCGCGCCAAAAACAGTTGCCCAATCAAATCAGCGCAACTCATTGTTCAAACTCCGGTAAAGTCTGCATGGGCGGGCTATTAGGGACAATATCGCCCATATCCAGCGCTGCCGCGATGGTGCCCTGCACGATGTCCTGAATCTGCTCGGGCGTCATGGCGGGCTGCGTAACCTGAATCCGCTTGGTTTCAGCCTCGTAAGCCTTGATCTGGCTATTCTGCTCGTCAATCGCCAGTTTTTGCATTTCATACGACTGCATAAGTTGCTGAATCTGCGCGGTTGTCTGCTCCATGGCCTGCGCCATCTGCTCCATTTGCTGGCGCATGACCTGGGCTTCCGGCGACTCGTCGGTGTCTTGCAGCACTTTCGGGTCGAGCATCTTCTCAAACCGTTTGGCCATTGTCTCCGCACCCGGCCAGTCCATGTTCTTAACGAACAGGTCGCCCGCAACGCTCCAAAGAGCCGGGTTGGTCTGCAAAATCTGACCCATCGTGTCCATGGCTTCCTGCTTACGGGTCATGTAGCTCGGGCCGGAAGACACCTGAACGTCGTAAGTGCCGACGTTCGGGTTGTAAATTTTGGCGATTTCAATCCCGTTCTGGTCTACGACACTTCTGACCGCCTCCGGCTGCGCCGGGTTGATGCGCGCCATGTCGACATCACCCTCGACGTTGATGATACGGGCGACGCGCTGCGTGTCGTAAATCTTGGGGATCAGATCAACCAACTGCCGCGCAACGTATTTCACCGCCCGCGAGAGATTGTCGACATAATGATAAGTAGACGTGTCGCCTTGCCTTTCCCGAGCCAGGATCGCACGACCCGTCCGTTCGTTGGAAGTCGCCCCAATGCTACTATCGTATTGGCCAGTGGTCGATTTAATGTCCTCGCCCGCCCCCATCTTGGCTTGGATAAGGCCCGTTTGAGCCATCGGAGGTTGGGCGCGTTCAGGGAGGGGGAGGGGGTTTCCGGCCCCATCGGTGACATCAGGATTTACCTCAAGATACGGCCAGTTATTGGTGTTGGCGGTCTTCCAGTTGTTCTCATACCCCTCGAACTGACCGCCATAGGCGATAAACGGCGCTTTGGGCGCCAGCGCCAGCATCTCGGCTTCTTGGCTGACCCAGTAGTTATACATGCGCTGGGCGTCCTTGGCGTTGCGCACCAGCCCGCTGATGTAAAGCTGCCCGTCCACCTCAAACTCATTGCCGACGACGCGGACGACGGGGATATACTTGCCCGCCCAGTCGCGCTCTTGCAGCACTTCGTAGCCGTTGGTTTTGACCCACTTGACCTGTCGGCGGTCGCTCTCGCGCGAGCGCAATGGCTTGCCATAGGCCGCCTTGAGGCGCTTATCTTCGGGCGTCCCGTCAAACGCGGTGATATTGTCGGGGTAGAGGTTCAACGTCGCTTTGCGGTGTTCGATATAGAAATATTCAGCAATCCGAACCGTCTCCTGCGTGAGCCACTGAGACAGATTTTGGTCGCCCACGCCCTGCGACATCATCCCCGTGACCGGGGTGGCGTCGGGATACATGCGCTCATACTCAGCCTTGGGGATGTCTTCCGTAATGAAGCACCACTCGGCGTCCTGACCGCAGGGGTCTTGGATCATCGGGTCCATGTAGACCGAGAACGAGCTACGGACGCGGCCAATACGAATGTCCTGATCGAAGGAGTCTTCCTTCGTATATTCCGTCAGGATGCGGATGTAACCCTCACCGTAAGTGACCTGGTTGTCGCAGGCGGTGTCATAGGCCACGTCGGCGTCGGACATATACTCAATATGCCGCACGATGCCGTCAAAGATTTCCGCCACGCGGGGGTCGGCCTGCTCGTCGGCGGGGATGACGCGGGCAGTCGGGCGGTTCTGCCGCTGCTCGTTGGTGACAAGCCGCACATGCTGCGGGAGCTTGTTGATCGTCAGGCACGGCCGCGCGTTGATCGTCTGCCCCTGCACCGCGCCGCGGGTCGCCAGCACGTCCGCCGGCCATTGCCATGCATTGTCGGGCGAGCCGGCCATGAACCGGAGGTCGTCGAGCTCGTCCTCGCGGCTGTCACTATAAGCCGTCTGCGCCACCGTGAAGCGATGGCGCATGGTGGCCAGACGATCCGTATCGTCGGCCTCGGACACTTTGCCAGCGGCGGTTACGTCATTTGCCACAAGACTTGCCCTTCTTGGGAGCCGCGCGCTTGACCGAGTAGGCGATTGCCACGGCCTGTTTCGGCGGCTTGCCCGCCTTCACTTCAGTCGCCACGTTCTTGCGAAAAGCGTTCTTGCTGGATGACTTGACGAGGGGCATTACTTCTTCCTTGTCTTGGCGGACTGCTTGAAGGCGTCGGCCGTTGGAGCGCCCTTGGCCCCCGGCTTGCGCATCTTTTCGCCCGACCCGGCCTTGATGCGGGCCTTCTTGGTGTGGATGTTGGCGTAGAGCCCCGGCTTACTTGCCACAGTTCCATCTCCGCATCGAGGCTTTAGCGCGTTCTGGATTCTTCGACTTAGCCACGACGCCGCCCATACGGGCGCAGAAGGACTTTTTACGCCCCTTGTCGGCTTCCGTCTTGGGGTTCGGCGCGGGGGCCTTCAGTTTGCTGCCCGTCGCAGCATTGTATTTCTGGCGTCCCTTGGCGGTCAGGCCAGCGCCCTGCTTCGTCGGCAGCTTCTCGCCGCGCCCTACGGATAATGAGACAGATTTAGGCATTAGCGCATCGGAGTAGTTGGGCCTACCGCGCGAGCGGTAAACACGTCGGAGCGCGATGGCTGCATTCCATAGATGTCTTGCAACGCCTGCTGAAGAATACGTAGCCGATATGCGCTTGTTTCGTCAGCCGCGCCAGGATTACGCGCCATGGCTGTCTGTAATCCGTATATCTCGCGCATGATGGTCTGCGGATCGCTAAGGACTTCTTCCATGTATGGAGCGTTGCGGGTGTACCCGCGCATGGCTGCCATATTCATGTTTGGTGGCGTAGCCGGCCCCGGCGCAAACTCGCGGGTTTCCGACCCCGGCGGCAAAAAACCATACGTTGCCGGGCTGCTTGAACTCATCTGTGCGTCGCCCATGACGCGGCCCGTGCCTGATGCGGGGGTTGCTTTCTTGCCAGCCATTATGACGCCATCCATCCAGAAGAATTAGCCCCGCCACCATAACTTAGTCGCGGTCGCCTGTCCATCGGGCGCGCTTCGCGGTGGGCCACGGGGTATGCGAACGTCACGGCAATCGCATCCGCAGCATCTGGAGATGCTAAGCCACGCGCCTTCATGTCCTTCTTGCTCTCCAGGAAGATGGTCCCCTTGCTGTCCGGCTTCATCATCGGCCCGGTCAGGTCCGACTTCAGAAACCGGTCGTTGGGGATCGACGCCGTCTTCAGCCACTCGCGCATGGCGTGCCACATCTCGGCTCGCTTGTTCCCGAACATGATGGGCTTGGCCGACTTCTGCCCGAAGTTAACCCCCCTGATCTTGTAACGCTGCTCCTTGAGCCGGTCGACGACGCCCGCCCCCAGCCCGCCCTCGTCCACCACCACCAGCGTCGGCTTGAACTCCTCGATCACGTCGATCACGCGCCCCACCACCTCCATGGTGTCGTCGCCTCGGTAGCGCCGGATGCCGATGATGTCTCTGCCTTGCCTGATAGCGATGACCGTGGCGTCCGCCCCGAACCGCGCCGGGTCCACCCCCACCACTATCGGTGCGCTCTGGTCCTGCGATGGCGGCCGTGACTGCGCGTCCATGACCAGCGATGACGGTATGAACTGGTCATCTGATGCGTTCGGGAACGCCCCGTAGACCTCCACATGCGCCTGCGCGGAGTCGGGTCCATACTCGTCGATGATCTGCTGATAAACGGCCTTGTCAGTTCCCTCCACCCCTCGAGCGTCAACAACCTTGTTTCGCCAGAAGTCGCGCTTGGAGTTGAAGCACTCGTAGAAATATCCTGTGTTTCGGCGGGGGTTGCTAAAAGCAAGCCAGAAACGATTAGGAGTATTCTCCGTGAAGAAGCCGCTGGCCACCGCCCATATACTGTCATCAATACCACTCGCCTCATCGAACACCAGCATGACGCCCGCGAAGTTGTGGACGCCCGCGTAACTGTCAGGGTTCTCTGCTGACCACAGCCGCCCCTCAACGCCCCAGTAGCGCGTGCCCAGTTTCAGGTCGCGCTCGACCAGTTCCGCGATCCACTTGGCCGGCAGCACCCGCGTTGCGCTCACCTCGAACCAGTGGGTGTTGAGGGACATGGACAGCCATTTGGTGATCTCGGCCCACGTCACCGAGCGAAGCTGCGCCTCACTGTTGGCGCTAACGATGGTCGTGGACCCGATACGGGTCGTCAGCATCCATATGACTAGCCAACTGACGAGAGCCGACTTGCCGATGCCGCGGCCTGAACTGGTGGCCATGCGGAACGTCTCAAAGTCCACCCGGCCGTTGTTCTGTTTGATATGGTCCCGCAGGTCTTGCAGCACCTCCAACTGCCAGCGTCTAGGCCCAGTAAAATGCTCAAGCGGCGTTCCCGCCTTCCCCCACGGGAACGCCAGCCTCACGAACGCCACCGGATCGTTCTTCACCTGTGGCGACCACATAGTGGCCATCAGCTTCTGTTCTTCGTCCGCTGAGTATATCGGCGTCTGCACCTTCAATAACCCTCATCTGCGCCTCTTCCAGCGCGGCTAAGATAGATATGCGTTGCTCGACCTGCACCTGCACCGACTGCGGCGCGGTCCACTTATGCACATGCTTGAGGATGTCCAACGCCGCCTTGGTGTCGCCTTGGAGGGCGGCGTCTCTTAGAACGCTCGCCATCTCGGCCTCACTCTCGGCGCGTCCCTTCTGTTCGGCATACTCCGCGATGGGGTCCAGTTGCGTGAGCCGCCGATATTCCAGCGGCGTCAGCCCCGCCGCATACGCCAGCGCGTCACCTTTTAGGCCCTTTCGCGCGGCCGTGTAAATGCGCTCTAGCACCGCCTCTGTCGCGGCGATCTGGCGCGGTTCGTATGGAAGGCTCTCAAACGTCATAAGACCTTTTATCACAAAAAATAAAAAAGTTCGCGTGATGGCTGCGTATTTTTTAACGGAGAGCCCAAGGCCCAGCCCCCCTGCCTCGTTCCCGCTTGCCACGTTATAACATTGCGTAACGTTATAACATTGCGTGCGCCGATAGGCGGCGCGACATTCTCCCAACATCGCGCCGCCCGGCGCGCCCGTTCTCTTCGAGCTCTGCCAGTGTAAGCGCCGCTCGCCTAACGCGCAACCAAGCTCAAAAAGAACAATGGGCGAACGTCGAGCAAAACTGCATATGTCGATGAAAGATTTTTTCGGCAGCTTTTGACGCGGGCGCGGCGGGGCGAGGTTAGGCGAGTTAGGCGATATAGGCGATTCTAAACCGCCTAACAAATCCGCCACAGATAAATTTAATCTACATATTATTACTGTAAAATTCTTAAGATTCAAATAACTACCATCTATCTGTCTAATAACCTATCAATAGGATTTTAAAAGCATTTCGCGCGCCGTCGACTCGCCTAAGCCCGGCATATATCGCTTGGCCAACTCGCCTAGATAAAAAAATCCTTGACGGACAGAAAATCACGCCCTACTCTGTAACCTATCCACAATGTAGGAGGTTAGGTCACATGTATGCAAATCAGATAATCGAGCTAATCGCCGCCGCGCTCGTCGCGGTCGTCGTGTTTACCCACGCCATCCCGGCTATCATCTAACAGCGCCGCGCCTAACCCGCGCGGCGCTGTAACCTATCAACATAGGAACGAAGACAATGATAACAACTGCACAAGACATGCTCACCGCTATCAAGCGGAATCAGTTCACAGGTGTGATCCTTTATGAAGGGCCAAGCGCCATCAATGGCGCGCCGATCGTCGTTATTGCAAATCGCATTGTGGCAAAGTCTAACAACGATAAGACCGGCGCAATGGTGCAAACCTTCATATTGGCCGCCGACGTTAACCCGTTCCGCGCGTTGCAGGATGGCCGGGACGATGCTGTTTGCGGCGACTGCCCACAAAGACCGTTTAACGGAGGCAATTGTTATGTCGACGTGGCGAAATCGGTTGTTAGCGTCTTTGGCGCTTATCAGCGGAATCGATACGCCCGGCCGGGCGTCGACTATTGCGCCGAAATTCTGCCCGAACTATTCGCCGGGCTAGCGTTCCGGCTTGGCACTTATGGCGATCCGGCCGCGGCTCCTTTCGCTATATGGCAAGCTTGCACTGCTAAGGCCAAGAAGATCACAGGTTACAGCCACCAATGGCGCAATCCGGCCTTCCAAGCCTTTAGCGCGCTTTGCATGGCGTCATGCGAAACGGAATCCGATCAATTGCTGGCGAGCGCTTGTGGTTGGCGTACGTTCCGCGCCAAGCGGGCGGCGGAGCCGAAAGCCCGTTCTGAGATTGGTTGTCCAGCGGCCAAAGAAAATGGCGCGAAGACTAGTTGCGCTTTGTGCGGCCTATGCGCCGGGAATAGCTCTAATTCGCCGCGCGACATTGTCATCAACCTTCACGGGTTCCGTGTCGGAAAGAAAGGCTAAGATAATGCGAGCTATCCTAGTTCACGCCGTAACGGCGTACGACCGTAAACAATCCACAAAGCGCGGCTACAATATCTACGCGCTTGGCCAGTATCTAGCGCGCGTCGACGACGTGCTGGCGGACATTGACGCGGGCGCTAACGTCTTTGACGCTATTAACGCGGGTTTTAGTGGAACGCTATTGCGTCACGTCACAAAGACAGTCCAAAAAGTCTGCCCTGACCTACCGCCCGCAACCATGCCAAAGAACGAAGGCGCTTGGACCTATCAACCCGTAAAGAAAGGTTAAGATCATGAACATCAAAGAATGGTGCGAAGCGAACTGGCAGTCCAAGGGCGTCTTTCACGCCGCCAATGGTAACGTATTCACCATGTCGGAAGATGGCCGGCCGCAAGTGAAAGCGGGGCATACGTGGCAGTATACGTCCAAGGAAACCAAGCGCCGCCAGAAGGGCTTTGCCATGTATAACCCAAAGCTAAAGGATATTATTCTCGCGGAAGCAACGCGGGAAATGCGGCCAATGAAAGTCCCTGCTAAATCATGGAAGGAAGACGATAAAATTCAACCTATGCCGCATTACACTTGGCCAAAGGCAAGCCCGGCCACCGAACCGGCCAAGGAAACGCGCAAACGTGTCAGCCGTAAGCGAATCGAGCAAGCGGCGGCCATACTGGCCAAAGTGCCGGAAGGCGAACTAGCGGCCTTCCTAAGCCGCTTTGGCTTAACCCTATCGGCCGCCGCCGCTATCGCCGCAACGGGCGACGTCGAGGCAATGGCGCGCGAATTTTTGAGGGCAGTAGCATGAGCAACTATATCATTTACGAATTGGACGAGTTCCAACCTTGGCCCGGTCAAGCCTGTTATCTATACGGGACGGCTATGCTCACGTATCTCTGGGAAAGCCCGGACCCTAGCATTGGCTGGCGCGGCGGCCCGACTAACATCAGGCTCCAAAGCCTAGTGATTAGCGGCGATGACGAGTCAATGATCGTGCCGCGCGGTTCGCACTTGTTTGACGCCGCTGCGGCTACTCTTGAAGCAAGCGACCACGTTGCGCAGAAATGTGTGGAGGACCATGACAATGGCTAGAATGAAAGACTATTTCGAATTCAGCCAGCTATTGCATTGGCTTTCGGAAGAGGCCCTTGCGATCATGTTGGAAACAGAAGCGGATTCGTTCCGCGCGTCTATCATCACGAACGAAATTGAGGCCCGACATGCTAAGCTGGCACCAAGAGAGACAAGCCCTCGAAATGCACGAACTGATTCGGGAAGTCGCGGCGACGCATAACATCTCAACAGAGTATCTAATCGGGCACACGCGGCGCGCGGGCGTGGCGTGGGCGCGGTTCGAGATCATGCACCGCGCCCGGCTAGAGCTGGGAATGTCCTACAAGCTAATCGGTCGCGTCCTAGGCGGGCGCGACCATACGACGATCATGTATGGGGTGAGACGCTATGAAACCTACCGAAACCGTGGCAATCTTGA